TTTTGATAACCTGCTTTTAATTCTTCAAGGTCAACATCAATCTTTTCACCATTAACAATAACTTGGTGTAGATCGGTTTCTTGTTCTTCAATTGCATTTTCATCTTGTGATGCTTGTTCTTCATCTGCTACTTCCATTGTTTCCTCTGGTTGAGCAACAGGTTGTTGTTGTTCTTCGGTTTCAGTTTCCACTTTCGCTTCAACTTCTTCTTTTGGTTCAACTGGTGCGGCTTCTTCTTGAGGTTTTTTGATAACACCTTTGGTGTCCATTAAACTTTCAATAGATTTTGCTGCACCTTGTACTGAAGCATTGTTCAGTAAAGGGTTTGTTTCAGACATTAAGTCCTCCATAGTTAAGTTGTCGTTAGACTTGACTTATTTTAACCTTGATGGTTAAAATTTTGTATTATCTTGTTGTTTTCTAAAATCTTCCAACTGTTTAGCTGCAAGTTTTCCTGTTTCGATAACAGTAAGTAGATGTTGCTCTACTTTTCCAACAACATTGTAAGCAATCCAAAGTTTTTCTCTGGTATCACTCTCTTTAGCACCTGTTTTCTCTAAAAGTGCCTCAGAATAAATTTTTTTAAGAGTTTCCATACTCTCTTGAAAAAGTTTACTCTCTAATATCTGCTTGGCTTCGTTGGATCGGCTGATTTCCACCGCCCTGTCCGCCTGGTCTTTCGCTTTCATTTATTCCTTGTAGTTGTTTGCCAAACATATTAGTAGATTTTGCCGCTTCTTCAAGTATTTTGTTATCTCCAGCAACCATCATCTTATCTAAGTCTGCATCTGCTTTAATTTTTGCAGTATCAAGTTGCGTATTATATTTTAAAGCCATCTCTTTTATCTTAGCCTCAAAGTCTAATTGCATTTCTTGAGTTTTTTGTTGTAATTCTTGAGATTGTAATTCTAGGTCTGCAAGTTTTCTCTTATTCTCAGCATCAATTCTAGTAAATTCTATCTTCTCAATCGGTGTTAGTGGTGGTGGTTGAGGTGGTGGCATCATTTGTTTGCCCACATCAGGATCTACAAAGTAAGTTTCTACATTTTTTAGACCTGCGTTCTCTACCATCTTAGTCAAAGTGTTATACATATTTTTAAGATTAACCATTGGCATCTCTTTTCCACCTTGTATTTGGAATGCTTGTAGTTGTCTTTCTAAAATACTGTTTAGCATAATTGTTTGTTGCTCTTTAGAACCAGTTCCAAGTCCAACAACTATTGAAATATTAAATCTATCTTTCCATTCAGTAGGTCTTACTGGAATATACTGATTACTCATCATAATAATTTTTTCTTTATCTTGATATTTAACCATTAGTTCAAATATTTTTTTAAATAAACTCTTAACACCTGTTTCTGCAAAGACTCTAGCAATCAATTCTGATCTCATTTGAGTTTGTTGCATTAAAGCATTTACACCAGTAGCTGTTTTAGCATTAAGTGTATCAGGACTTAAACCTTGAGCTTCTTTTGAAACACCAGTTCTACCTTCTCTAACTGAATCTAAATAAGATAATAATGGAAAGGCTTGTTGTGAAATTGGTTGAGCTTGTAATGGTTGCATTACTTGGTTCGGTGGTTGTTTAGTTCTTACAATTCCACCAGGTCTAGTCGTAAGTAAATCATCCATATTTACCATACCATCCATAACTGCAACTCTGTTGTTATTTGTTAAATACATATTGTCTAATAACTGTCGCATCACAGTAGATTTCATTAACTGAACATCTTCTACTAATTCTGCAATTGATCTTCCATAAAATCTATGAGGCATTGGAATAGGAGTGATCGTTACGAAAGGAACATTATCGCAAGGCATATTAGATAATATGTGATTACCATCTGCACCAGCTGAAACTATTTTTCTAAGTTCAGCAATTCCATCTTCATCGTAATCATATTTTACATAAGACTCATAAACTAAAACTTTTTCTGTTGTAGTATCTGTTGCAGATGAAATATTGTAATCATCCACATCAGTTAATCTTACATTTTGTTCATCATTGTAAATATCTAAATCTGATTTTGGCAGTTCATCAATCTCATCTTGAGGATAACCCATCGCAACTAAATCTGATCTTGTCATTAAAACTTTATGAGAAACAAAATCGGCATCCTCAATTGTTTTAGCACTTCTATCAATTAAAAATTCTTCAGGTGGAATACTTTCAATTTTTACTCTACCTGTTTTTTTAATTCTTTTAATTTTGCAATTATATAAATCAAAATTAGGAACTTGAACTTGAGATGTATCTACTCCTTGAGCTTGGTATTGTTCTAATACTTTTTCAAATTCTTCTTTGGCAGACTCATCTTCAAATACTTCTTCCTCTACAATTTCTATTTCATCTTTAGTATCTTGCAAAGCCTCTTTCTCAACTATAGATAAATTTTCATAAGTTTCGTAATCTACTTTTTCAGAGTCATCCCAATAAATTTTTAAGAAACCATTTTTTTCAATTAAGGCATCTTTGAAAAAATTATATAATAATTGAAAGCCATCATTCTCTTTATAAAAAACATGATTTAAATAAGCTGTCGCTTGTGCTGCCATTGGAACATCTTCTGCTGTCATTGGTTCACAATGAACAACTTTATCGGATGCTGTAAATACTCTTAATAAATTTGGTAATAAACTTTCAATCGTATCTGCAACATCGGTTGATACTACCTGACTACGACCATCTATTTCTGTTCCTAGTTTATCACCTAAATAATATTCTAATGATTTAGTTCTAGAGTCTGATAACTGACCACCTAGATAACCTAAAGCATTTTGTATTTGATTTGATAATAAACTTTGTAATTCTATATTTGATTTTTCTTTATTTTTTTTTGCCATATTAAACTATATAATTTGTATCTACTTCTATTGGCTTATCCCAATCGGTTGTTTGTAGTGGTTCTGTAACAGCACCATACCTTACCGAATCGCAAAAGTGTGATGCCCAATTGTGTAGGGGTTTATTCCTAAAACAATTATTTTTTTCATCCCACCGCTTACAATATGATTTTAATGCTTCTACTAGCTTATTGCAATTGTTTTTATGAAAAAAACACTTGGGTAACATTCTTCTTACTTGCTCAATACCATCTTCTACACTAAGTTTGGGTGCTATGTCAAATTCTAAGCCTAGCTCTTTAGCGGTTTCCCATCTGGATTTATTTGTGCCGATTTCTCTAACTCTAATATCATGGGGAGCTATGTGCTTTGAATAGTTGTAAGGTTTACTATCTATAACATTTATATAATGCTCTAATCCCTCACCAGAATTTTCGTAGCAATCAATTATTCTAATTTCGCCATTTGTCCTTCGTTGAGCAAAGGTGATTACTGTACTATCATTCATTCCCAGATCCCACCATGTTTCAACATCTAAACTATCATCTATATCAAAGTTCTTAACATTGCCAGACTCCTCCAACTCCTCAATTATAGATCCAAAGTAAGAACCACTTATTCCAGCTTGAAATGAGCATTCAAATTCTTGTTCGTAACTTTCAGGCGACATTGTTTGTTTAGCAGCATCTAATTCTTCTTGAGCTATGATCTTTGTTTCACTAGCTTTAAATACTTTAGTAAACCAATCTTTATTTGTTTTAGCTTTCTCATGTAATTCGTAGAACCAGTTTCTTCCCATCGGAGTGCCTATGAAGATTGCAAAGCCTTTTCTGTCCGATAGACATGGTCTTAAAATAGTATCAAAAAGGTCTGGCGAAAGGTTTTGTGTTTCATCGCAAACTATACCATCAAAGTATTGACCTCTAATAGCTGCACTATTCTCACCACCTAAGATTTGTATTCTTGAATTGTTTATAGAAAAGTCCACCCTTAATTCTGACTCATTAAACTTAACTCCTGGAATTGTGGCAGAAAATTGTTTCATGTAATCCCATGCAGTAGATTTTCCCTGCAAACGATATGGAGAGATGAAAGCATATCTAGGATAGGGTTTAGTGCTTGTCAGAGCAGCTCTAATGAGGTGGTTGATAGCAAAGACAGTCTTACCCCCTCTACGATGAACAATCACTACATTGAAGCGGTTCTTATCGCATTTTTCATGCAAAAAATTTTGGATTTGTCTTGGCGAATAAGGAATTACAATTTGTTTCATTTTAAAACAAAAACCCCCTTAATGAATTGTTTCATTTGAATCAGGATAATCGCTTGGCAAAATAAATTGTGTTCTAAGAAACTCTGAGAAATCGTTAGCTTCAGCCTCATCCTCAAAACCTTGAAAGTGTGTAATCACAATTGGTTTCTTTGTTTTTTTATCTTTCATAATGAAGATTATTGTTTTTAGAAAAGTATCATCCATTTGTTTATGCCTTGTATCAATATTATTTTAGAAGGTAACGCAAAAAGTGGGTATACCACTTTTAAAACCCCCCATGTTCGCTATTTGTTCTTCATAATTCAGTTATTACAACCATAAATTTTATAATGATAACTTATGATTACCATTAATAATATTCTGATAAATAATGATTATCGGAAAACTAGCCAAACAATTTATAATTATTCTAAACTGCATCAATTCTGTGATATTTTTGCAACATCTTGTATGTATGATCTGCTTTTTATGTGTGCAGTTTTTACCACTAAACCAATTAAATCAACAGTTCTGTTAGGTTTAGCAAAAGAAATAATCATAATAAATCTAAGGTTTAGACCAAGAAATTGACAATGGTTGGTTACTATCGCCTTTTATCTGCAAGGTTTCGGCTGCTTTGCCATAAGTTTTTGACGATAATTTACTAGCACTCCATTGATTATGTGCAGTAATAATTTTATAAAGGTTCACCATAGATTGAGCAGCTTTAGGATCTAAATCACCAGACTCAATCTTTAGTTCTAATTCTTTCCTCTTATCCTCTAAATCGCTAAGTTTTAAATCTATCGCTAATTCCTTGCTACGAACATAATTAGCCATTAATTCATTATCTTTTATTAAATAAGCTCTGAATGATTGCCAAGTGATAGGAACATCATCTCTTGAGAAACATTCTCTAATTGTTAATCCATCTGCAATTAAAGACAATATATGAGCTTTTAATTTATCTGTTAGTTTTCTTGGTCGTCCTGCCATAATTTTTATTTATTAAGCGACCTGGCAAGGCAAGAAAGAAAGGAAAGAATAGCACTCACCAGGTCTAGTTAATTAACTTATTTAGACTAACGCAAGGGAGCTAGTAGTCTAATAATCTATTAACACAATATGTTGTGTTTTACAAATCAAATGGTGTTGGTTTCTTTTTAAATGTTCTATTATCAAGGGTAATAGGATTAATCTTTATTTTGTTATTAAACATCATTTTATCTATAATATTTTGAACTGTCCAAGCTCCAAACTTTAGATTGTTGACAATCCAACGCATCTGATTGGCAGAGAGCATCCCAGAATTAAAATCATTCTCTATCTGTAAAACTATTTCAATCTTCTCAGGGGGGGTGTAGGTGTTCTTATAGCTTAATTGTAAAGGTTCATTATTATAATAATATTCATCTTCATTCATTTCTTAAAACCTTTAAACCTTTTCTTATTATTATTGTTATTATTATTATTGTTATTACTCTCTAAATACTGCCCAAATTTTGGGTAGTCTGGTTGCTTAGATTTTGACACCCTGATTACCCTATTTTTGGGTAGTCTTAATGTATATCTATTGGCACTTGATAACCTGTGAATAACTAAATAACCATTATCAACCAATTCTTTTTTTGCCTTTTGTAAGGTATTGACAGAAACACCCAATTTTTTGCATAAATTTGAGTTCCTCAAGTTCCTATAATTAGCAGATAATGACTTAATATAGCAAAATAAGACTTTTGCCTCATTTCCTAGTTTATCGTCATATATTATTGAATTTGGGATCATAGCGAACCCCTCTTTAGTCTTTTCCATATTCTTTTAATCCTTCCTTGCTAGACCTTCTATATGTCAAATTTTGGGTAATCAATAAGAACATTTAGCGAACATAAATATTTCTACAATCTTAGCTTATATAGTTTGACATATTATACAAAAGTGATACAAATAATGAATGAAAAACAAATCAACAAAGAAAGAGGAAACAATGAAAAAACTATCACAAGCAGCTCAAGTATCAAAACTATTAAAAGCAAGAGCAAAATCTTTAGGCTTAGAAGTTAGAGCAAGTTCAAAAAACTTTAGCGGAGGTAATTCAGTTGATATTAAAGTTTTAAAAGGTTCTGACAAATCTTTTAATGAACTTAAAGAATATTCAACTCAATTTAAAGAAGGTCATTTTGATGGAATGAATGATATTTATGAATATTCAAATTCAAGAGATGATATTCCACAAACTAAATATTTGTTTATTGATGATGATAGAGCAGTTCAAATATTAGAAAATTATGATGAAAATATATTTAGAACTGAAAAAAAATGGATGTGGTTTGATAATGAATTAAGATCATATGAATGGATTAAACAAATTAAGGATGAATTCAAAGATAATTGGCAAAAAGGTTTAGCAGATATTATGGAGGGTAAAATAGAAAAATACAAAGTTTTAACTGCATAAATCGAAACTTGGGGGAGCAATCCCCCTTGTCTTGAGGTTAATCCTCAACTGATGAGATCAGAAACTAAAAGAAAGGTAATATGATTAAAAAAATAGTTAATAAATTGGCAGTAGATATTATCAACAAAAGAGGTTCTGGAGATAGTTGCATTTATACTGATGTTGATAAGTTTATATTTAAAAATATGGATCAATGGAAAGTTATCAACCAAAAAATTGGCTATGGTGATTTTGTTAATATGGTTAGAAAAAAACTTAATTTTTTATATGAAATTGAGTTTAATATCTTACCTTGTTTTAAATCTAAAAGAAGGGAGCATAATGAAAGCTAAAGAATATAAATCAATAACTAATATCCTAGAGTCTAAGAACAAAGATAAGCAATTTTTTAACTTTATGGACTTTGAAGATGCAGAGATTAGGAAAAAGGAAGTTATTTTACCTTTACCTAAACAATACTTTAATAATATAGTTAAACTTATAAAGGGGGAGAAATGAATATAAAAGAATATGGAGTCAAAAAAACTTGGGATAATAAATGGCAAACTTTTGCCAATGCTCAAGATGGCAAATATTTAATGCCTATAACATGGTTAAAATATACCTCAAAGCACAAAACAAATGCTCAAGAGTGGCTAAAAAAAGAACTTAAAAAATTAGGGGTAAACTATGAGAAATAAATATGGATTGCCTTTAGTCTATGATTTTAATATAGCTTTAAGGGATAAAAGGAGAATAAGGAACTTGGAATATATGAAATGGAACTGTCCTAAAGGTTGGCAAGAGCTTTGGAGCAAGAAATTATACCAATTGAAAAAGAATATAAATGAAAGAAAAAATAAAACTCTCAACTAAGATAGACAAAGAAAAACTAGCTATACAAACTTTCAAGAACATCATTGAGGGATCTAGGTCTATCAATGGTGTTACTTGGAATAG